GTGGAGAGTATGGGATTATGATGTTAAGAATGGTGAAACAAAGAGAGTTAACTGTCCTGTGTGCAGAGGACACAAGACTTTTACTATTACAAATCACATGGGTAGCTTACTGTGGAATTGTTACAGAGCAAGTTGTGATGTGAGTGGTGGTAAACGTGTGACCTTAACTGCTAATGACATAAGACAGTCACTCTCACCCAAACCACTAGAAGATAAGTACGAGTGGGATATGCCATCGTTTCTAGTATACCATCCACCACACGTACAGGAGTTTGTAGACAAGTGGAAGCTACCTGCAGATGTAGAGGTGATGTATGATGTGAAAGAAGAACGTGCAGTCTTTACAATGTACAAAGATTATAAATGTGTAGATGCTATAGGCAGAGCATTGCATAAAAAAAGATTGCCTAAATGGAGAAGATATAATGATACAGGCTTGCCTTATACGTATGGATGTGGTAAGGTAGCTGTAGTTGTTGAGGATTGTATAAGTGCCGTAGTTGTGGGAGAGATTGATGGCTTTGTTGGTTTAGCTGTGTTGGGTACGTCACTCTCTGAAGTACACAAGGATTATTTATCGCAATTCTCAACAGCAATAGTTGCATTAGATCCTGATGCACTATCAAAGACAATGCAGTTTGCTAAAGAACTAAGACCATTTGTAAACACAGTAAAAGTTCTGAAGCTGACAGATGACTTGAAGATGAGAAACGAAACCGATATAACCAACTTAAAAAACACAGGAGTATAACATGGAATTATCTTTATTAAGAAGTCTTATGGATAAAGCATTTTATGATGATCATAGAGGTGCAAAATGTCCTAATAGATTATTCAGCAAAGATGCACAGAAAATTAAACAAGTAATAGATCAGAGCATGCAGAGGTATGAACGTACTATTACACCAGATGAAGTAGAAGCATTGTTTATGACAGGTAATCCGTCAATGACTACTGCGCAGAAGAGCGCATACTCTGGTATGTTTGATAAGATAAAACGTGAGCAACCTATGGGTAATGATATTGCTAGAGAAGTTTTATCAAAACTATTTCAACAGGTGATAGGTGAGGAGATTGCCAACTTAGGATTTGATTATGTCAATGGAACAAAGAATACCTTAGAGCCTATACGTAGTATACTTGAACAATACGGAGATGACTTTACACCTAATCTAAATATACAGTGGGATGATATAGATATTGACACACTGTTAGCTAAGAATGATTTGGAAGCAAGATGGACATTCAATATACCATCATTGGTTAGGAAGCTTGAAGGAGTCAATGAAGGACATCTTATTGAGGTAGGTGCTAGACCTAATACAGGTAAGACATCCTTTCATGCAAGTTTAATTGCATCACCAGAAGGCTTTGCAAGACAAGGTGCTAACTGTATTGTATTATGTAATGAGGAAGGTACACACAGAGTGGGCGCAAGATACCTCACAGCTGCCACAGGTATGACAATGCAGGAAATAAAAGAAAATCCTACTGTAGCTAGAGATAGGTATGAGCCTATCCGTAAGAATATAAAGTTAAGAGATGCCACAGGCAGAGATATGTCATGGGTTGAAAGCGTGTGTAAAGCGTACAATCCAGATATAGTTGTACTTGATATGGGTGATAAGTTTGCTGTCACTAGTGGATTTGCAAGACAAGATGAGGCACTAAAAGCCAACGCTGTTCATGCACGTATGATAGCTAAACAGTATGGGTGTGGTGTGTTTTATATGTCACAGTTATCTGCTGAAGCAGAAGGCAAAGTATTACTCAATCAAAGTATGATGGAAGGATCACGCACAGGTAAAGCAGCCGAAGCTGATCTAATGATTTTAATAGCAAAGAATCCTGTAGTGGAAGGGCAGGAAGAAGAAGACAATCAAAGACATTTAAATCTTGTCAAGAATAAACTTACAGGATGGCATGGTGTCATTCACTGTGAGCTTGACTATAAAACAGCGAGGTATTTAGCATGATAACAGCAGGAACAATTAGAACTGACGGAAAGAGATGGGATGGAAGACAGTGGAGAACTATGGGAGTTAATCACCAGATGGATTCACGTGGTATGGTATACTATACAGGAAAATATAGATCACTTAAATTTTATTTAAAAAACTGGGGAAAGATGGGTAGACTTGTAATGAATGCAGTAAAACCTAAAGACATTAAAATATTAACTACTGCTTTGTATGATCAACATGATGAAGGTGAAGTCTATATCATATCAAATCCTGCATGGAAAGGTTGGTACAAGATAGGTAAGGCTGTGCTTGCAGAAGATCGTCTAAACAACTATCAAACCTCTAGTCCTTTGAGAGATTATGTGCTATGTTATAGTAGGTATTTTAAAAACAGACATGTAGCTGAAAGAATTGCACACAATAATATAAATAAAGTATCTGATGATAGAACAAGTGAGTGGTTTAAAGTAGATGAACAAGTTGCAAAAGGAATAATAGAGGAGATCGTTGATGAAGCTAATACTTGATGTAGAGAATACTGTAACTAAACGTGATGGTAAGATGCACCTTGATCCATTTGAACCAGACAATAGTTTGGTGATGGTAGGCATCTTACCTGTAGATGTAGATGGACAGCCACGCATCTATACATTTGATCATGCAGAGTTAGAGCCTACATTTAATGGTAAAGAAGAGTTGCAATTAAACTTAGATAGAACTACTCTTCTAATTGGTCACAATATTGCATATGATTTATTGTGGCTATGGGAATCAGGCTTCAAGTATGATGGTGAAGTATATGACACAATGCTCAATGAGTATATATTACAGCGTGGTGTCAAAGAACCATTAACACTTGAAGCTTGTGCCGAAAGATGTGGTGCTACACCTAAGTCTGATACTTTAAAAGAATACTTTGCCAAAGGATATAGCACACGTGATATACCTCATGCAGAATTGTGTGAATACCTACGTGTAGATTTGTACGCAACAAGAGATGTGTTTCATAGTTTGATGCGTAGGTATAATCAAGCAGACAATGCAGGACTACGAGATACAGCCGAACTTACAGATCAAGTTGCTGTGTGTCTTGCGAAGATATATCAACGTGGTTTTGCTGTTGACTTGCATAAGTTACAAGAGGTACGTGATGAGTTTGAGTTAGAGAAAAATCAAATAGAGAAATCTTTAACTCAACAGACGAGAGAATTGATGGGTGATATTCCTATTAATTTGAATAGTCCAGAGCAACTATCTTGGATAATCTATAGTCGTAAACCTCACGATAAAACTATGTGGGGAAATTCGTTTGATCCATACATGTCTGATGAAGACTTTAGAAATGTTATACAATCTAAATCTTCTGTCGTTTATAAGCAACGTGCTATTAGATGTCAGACATGTTATGGCACAGGTTATACAAGGAAGATAAAGAAAGATGGAACTCCATTTGCTAAACCAAACAGATGTGTACTTTGCAATGCTATTGGTTATCAATTTATTGATACTGATCCACCTGCTGTGGCAGGACTAAAGTTCTCACCACCTAATCCTAAGTGGGCGAGTGCTAATGGATTCACAACAAGCAAAACAAATCTGGAGATACTTGAAAAGGTAGCACGATCACGTGGTATGAAAGACGCTGAGTTATTTCTACAGCGTGTTCGTAGATTGTCTGCCCTGGATACCTATTTGAGTAGCTTCATTGATGGTATTCAAACTCATACCAAACAAGATGGCAAACTACATGTACGACTACTGCAACATCGCACTGCTACAGGCAGGTTTAGTGGTGCAGATCCTAACATGCAGAACATGCCTAGAGGTGGTACGTTTCCTGTGAAGAAAGTATTTGTGTCACGTTGGGAAGATGGTCAGATACTAGAAGCTGACTTTGCACAGCTAGAGTTTCGTGTGGCTGCCTATCTAGGACAAGATGCCACAGCTATTGAGGAAGTGAAGACAGGCTTTGATGTGCATAGTTATACTGCAGAAGTTATTACTAAAGCAGGTCAAATAATATCTAGGCAAGATGCAAAGGCACATACGTTTGCTCCTTTGTACGGAGCTAGTGGCTATGGTAGAACACCTGCCGAAGCAAAGTATTACAAACAGTTCAATGAAAAGTACAAAGGTATTGCTTCTTGGCATAAGCGTTTAGCTACAGAAGCATTGAACAAAGGTAAAATAAAAACACCATCAGGTAGAGAGTTTGCTTTTCCTGATATGATAAGAAAAAGAAATGGTGTGTCACATTACACACAGCTAAAGAATTATCCTGTGCAATCACTCGCAACTGCAGACATTGTTCCTGTTGCCCTGTTGCACATAGATAGTAAGCTCGACAATATGGAGAGTTGTATTGTGAATACAGTACACGATTCTATTGTCATTGATGTTCATCCAAACGAGAAGGGAAAGGTTCTCAACATTATAAATGAAACGAATAACGAATTAAATAAACTAATTGAATCACGATGGAATATAGTATTTAATGTGCCATTATTATTAGAATCAAAAATAGGTAATAATTGGCTTGACACAAAAGATGTAGCATGATATAACTATGGTCTATTCAAACATAAAGGAGATATAAATATGGCAGATTTAGTAACAATTAATACTAATAATTACGAAGCAATGGCTAAAGCAATGGGTATTGCAAATGAAAAAGCAGACTCTAATAAAGAGAAAGCAAGTACGCTTGCTAGACTACGAATAAACCATACACCAATAATGGGTACTGCAGAAGTAAAAGGTAAGGAAGTTAATGTTGAAGTTGTTGAAGGTGGTATGTATAAACTAGAGATACCAGATGGTCCTACTTATTTTTCCAAGAACATAAAGATAAGACCTTTTATGCAGAGATTTATGTACAAAAGATTTGTCATGGGTAAAGGTGATACTAAAAATAAGTACATCAAAACTTTAATGTCTGACAATCTTAACATAGATTTAAAAGATAGTGATGGTGGTTTTAATTGTGGTAAACCTTCAGGTTGGATAGAAGACTTTAAGGCTTTACCTCAAGCACAGCAAGATCTTATACGATCCTGTAAAAGAGTTCGTGTTGTGTTTGGATTAATCACCATGATAGATCCTGTTGATGCAACAGGTGCTAGTGTTTCTGTTCAACCTACAGCTTTCATTTGGGAAGTAGAGAACAGAGATGCTTTCAAGAGCATAGGTAAATGCTTTAATGATTTGGCTAGAGCCAAGAGATTACCTGTGCAACATGAGATTGCTTTGAGTACCGAAGCAAATAAACTAGCGAGTGGAGCAATCTTCTATCTACCTAGTCCGACTCTTGATCTGTCGAGTACGATTGAGGTAGGAGATGATGATCAAGTCATGTTCTCTAATCTTGTATTGTGGATTAAAAATTATAATGACTACATCCTCAATCAATGGGATGAAAATTCACACAAGAATGAGAAAGTGGACAAGGAAACACTTGAAGAGTTTATTGAAATCGATTCATCAGAAGTAATCTAATGAAACATCCTGCTGAAATGATTATACATCAGTACCTTGATAAAGCATCTAAAGGTCAGACAACTGTAGCCACTAGTACAGTTAATCAGATTTGTAAAGATGTAAGAGAAGCTGTTGTTCGTCAGTTCGGTGGTGGTAACAAACGTGATGGGTTTGCCTTTCGTATGTCCAACGTGGGCAGACCATCATGTCAACTGTGGTTTGAAAAGAACAAGCCACAGGAAGCGTTACCTAAACCAACTACATTTATTATGAACATGATGCTAGGTGATATAGTAGAAGCTGTATTCAAAGGTATCCTAAAAGAAGCAGGAGTAGAGTATGAGGATTCTAGGCGTGTTACATTGGACACAGGAGAACGTGTCGTTACAGGAGAATATGATATTGTTATTGATGGCGCAGTTGATGACGTTAAATCGGCATCAGATTGGTCTTATAGAAACAAGTTTGAATCGTTTGATACACTAAAAAGTGGGGATGCATTTGGGTATGTGTCACAACTTGCAGGATATGCACGTGCTTCTGGAAAAAAGGCAGGTGGTTGGTGGGTTGTCAACAAAAAAGATGGCAACTTTAAGTATGTACCTGCAGATAATATAGACGTAGAAGAAGAAGTTAGTAAGATAAAATCTAATATAAAAGAGGTAGAAAGTGGAGAGTTTAAGAGATGCTTTGATCCTGTGGAAGAAACATTCAGAGGTAAGCCTACAGGAAATAAAATACTACCAATCACGTGTATGTTTTGTTCCTATCGTAAGTCTTGCCATCCTAGTTTAAAAGAGATGCCATCTAAAGTTTCTAAAGCAAGAGATCCTAAGATTGTAGGCTACGTCAATGCATAGTAAACAGTTTGCTAAAGCACGTAAGTATGGATACAGGTCTGGATTAGAGAAGAATCTAGCAACGTATTTAAAAAACCTATCGGTTAAGTATGAGTATGAATCTATTAAGATTGAATGGGAAGACTTAGCATACAGGACATATACTCCTGACTTTATACTGTCTAATGGTATCATTGTTGAAACAAAAGGTATGTTCACAGCATTGGATAGAAGAAAGCATCTTGCAATCAAGAAGCAACATCCAAAGTTAGACATACGATTCATCTTTGAGAACAGTAAACGTAGACTACGTAAAGGTGCTAAGTCTACCTACGCACAATGGTGTGATCGTTATGGTTTTGAGTACGATACTAGAGTTATACCTGAAGCCTGGTTAAAAGAGAAAGGCAAAGTAACTTATCCAAAGTTTATTTCCTTTACTCGTAAAAAGATTGTGAGGAAATAATGGCTAAACAAATACCACTAGAATTAGAGGAAGAAGATTTTGTAATAAAAGTACATCCACATAGAGATAAAAATAATAAGTGGACAGGTGACGTTACGTTAGGTATTATAACATCTGATGGTAATCCATTGTCAGATTATGATTTTTATTATATGATGGAGTTTACTAACTTAATATGTGCATCCGTTCCTTTGATGCAGGAAGATAAAGACTTTAGAGAAAAGTTAGAAAACTTTGTTGAGTATGAGAAAGAGTTAATTAAAGAGAAAGAAAAAGAGAAAAGGAAAGTAAATAGAATGGGAAATATAATCACTGTTAAATTTTCAGATAAAGTAGATGGGAGTGCATAATATGGAAAACATTAATGGAAAAGAATTATTTACAGGTCAGTATGGTGTAGCAGATGAAGATGCTTTTCAAGTTGATATGGTTAATCACCCACCACACTACAACAAGTATGGTGTGGAATGCATTGAAGCATTACGATCAGCCTGTGGAGAAGGATTTGAATACTACTTACAAGGTAATGTGATGAAGTATTTGTGGAGATATAGATACAAGAATGGTATAGAAGATCTAAAGAAAGCTAATTGGTATCTAGAATTACTAATGGAAACTGTTGACAATGGCAATAAAAAAAGCTAAGATCTATATTACATTGAATGTAGATACAGAAGAGTATCCTGTACCTGTTGATGAACAGCTAGGGGATGACATACAAGACCAAATAGAATCGTTCATCTATGATATTGATGGATTAGATTTAAACCAAATAAAAATATTAGTAGGAGATTAACATGGGATTACCAACAGATTATCAAAGCTTTATAGCAACCTCTCGTTATGCACGATGGCTTGACGATGAAGGAAGAAGAGAAACATGGGGAGAAACAGTAACACGTTACGTTGATTACATTTGGGAAAGAACAAATGTTGATAACATCATGCACGAAAGAACAAAGAAAAAGATATGGAACGCTATCTATAATCTAGAGGTTATGCCATCCATGAGAGCTTTGATGACAGCAGGTAAGGCACTTGATCGTGACAATACTGCAGGATATAACTGTAGTTATCTGCCTGTTGATGACGTTAAATGTTTTGATGAAGCTATGTACATATTATTGTGTGGTACAGGAGTAGGCTTTAGTGTTG